GCTTTACCAACTTCTAAAAAAGAAGGCATAAAAAAATCCCCGTTAACACTCTACTATCAACGGGGATTCCTTTCTTTCACAAAAACCGCTTTCAAAAACGCATCTCTTAAAATGCGTGCAGGTATTGCCATTGGCAATTACTGCTTCTTTAACTATTAGTATATAACCATGAGCAGCAATTATACATTGTTTTGCTTTTTGCATGGCAATTAGTTTTCAACAAAGAGCAATTTATTTACAACAACTATTGCAACATAGCAATTAATTTCTATTAATTTGCCCTCATCATGGGCAACCTTCCATATTCCAAAAACAGAAAAGCACAGCGCTCTTATCCGAAAAGTGATGAGCGATATCACACTTCGCGCTGGCGGAAGGTCCGTGCAATTCATTTGGAAAAACAACCCTGCTGCACGGAATGCGAAAGACAGCATCGCATTACTCCCGGGCAAGTAGTGGACCATATAATACCTGTTCGCCAAGGCGCAGATTTTTGGGATGATCTAAACTATCAGACCCTCTGCAATCAGTGCCACCAAATAAAAAGAGCGCAGGAAAAACGCACAACAGTTTATTAATACAATACCCGGTATGTATGAGCACAACAAACCACTCGCCACAGCACAACGAAAATCCCAGTCTAATCTTTTGGACCATTCTTGGTGCAGCCCTTTCAGCAGGCGCAGTCTACTACGCTTTAGAATTATTGCAAGCCGCCGAAATGGCGATGCGCTAAAAGGAGATCGCACAGAATATGTACTTGGCATCGCGGCTGTGGTGCTCGCATTGCTGTACAATTTATTTTAAACACCCTATACATCAATGAAAAGATTAACCACCCTTATGATTCTTTTTTGCGCGGTAGCATCCGTAGCACAGTCTATTACTATTGCAGGAATAGACTTCCACTGGAACGGACAGTTACAAGATATCTCCGAAGTAAGTGATATCCCCATTGCCAATCTCTCGCGTGTCTTTATGAGCGATAGCACCTACCACGATGCCACACCACAAGATAGTATCACTTGGGTATGGAGCCGCATGGTGAAAGTAGAGAATGGTATTTGGCAGAGACAACTACTCGATACGGCTTTTCAAATAACTCCCGCTCAACATCTCGAAGCATTATGTTCCGGAGTTTTCGTGCTCGAGGTGCAAGCCATAGCGCCGGATGGTAGAGCGTGGAGTTGTCAAGGTCCGTGCCGAGTCTTGTTTAATGCAGATATAGATCCATGTCCGCAGCTCATGCCATTTAGCTTTTACACCGACAACCAATGGCTCAATCAGGATCAGAACAATAGAACATGGGGAGTGTACCACTACTACCTGGGCAAAAACTTTATTGGAGAATTAGGCGACCTAGATAACAACGGCAGCGTAGATGTAATGGATCTACTGTTGTTTAATGGGAGGTATGGGAATTAATTATGTCTCCGACATTCGTGTCGGAGACATAGCCAAGATCCTCGTTGGCTAACGGTTTTAACGCGAGGTGTACAACTCAAATTATTAACAGGAATTACCTGACACAACGAGGATTTTTTTAATAAACAATAAAAACGAGCATGAAAAGAATAACAGTTTGGTTTGCGGTAAGCACGATGCTATCTGCAATGTTTTATGTTGGAGGATCAATCGGTTCCGCCAACTGGAACCCTATTCATTGGACAGAAAATATCAGAAGTACGGTTGCCACCTTTTGGTTATTGATTGATATAATCTTTACGTTTTTTGTTTTAGCAGCCCAAGAAGAAGAGCTTCCAAAACTATAATCAATTCCCCGCTCTCCAAGAAGGTGCTGTAAGTATAAATGGCATTGCAGCAGGTTACGACCGGAGCGGGGTTTACCAATTTGAAAATATGAGAAGAGAGCGCAAAACCGGAATGCACATAGTTGGTCAGCCCAAAAAGAAACCTGTGCGCACACGTGGCAAGCAGAAGAAAGAAGCTGCATGGAATAGCCCCGTGGAGCTAAGCGAAGAAGAAGAGTTGCGCTTCCGTCAGTTTGTAGATTACTACCACAAGAAAGAAGCATGGCACAGCAATTACACAAGCGCTGCACGTATGCTCATTCGCATGGAAACCCTTGCCGCCAAAATGGTAAACGATCTGAAAGAAACAAAAGACCTCATCCAAACTTTTGGCAACGGCGTAACACAGATTTCCCCGAAAGCATCTGCCCTTATCAAACTAAATTCTCAGTGGATTCTTTTCCAAAGAGAGTTTGGAATGACACCCAGCAGCAATCAAAAGATTGATGGTCTCGGCGATGGCAATCAGATGAAATTACCATTCGAAGAAAATCCATTTCATAGCAAAGCTAAGTGAGCCAATCCATTCCCGGCATATCTACAATAAGAAAGCATCCTGCACACAGGTATGCCGAAGACATTGTATCCGGTGAAATCATTTCATGCAAACGCACCAAGCAAGCATGCCAGCGCTACCTAGATGATCTGCAACAGATGCAAGAGCGCGGATGGATATTCGATTACAAATATGCCTCCGAGATGGTAGATTGGTTCCCCAAGTTTCTTCGCCACCCACATGGAAACTATGCCGGGAAGAGTTTCAAATTACTTCCATGGGAGCAGTTTATCATCTGGAATCTCTATGGCTTTTTACTCCATGAACCGGGTAAGAAGAAAACAGAATTACGCCGAAGGTTCAAGTACGTTCACGTATTCATTCCTAAGAAAAACGGCAAGACAACATTGGGCGCAGGACTTCTACTGAACATGCTCATGAGCGCAGAGCCCAAACCGGAATTGTACTGTGCTGCCACTGCAAGAGATCAGGCACGAATTGCCTTTAGCATGTGCCAAGACATTGTGCGTAGCTCACCGGCAGTAGCCCCATTTATAGAGGTTGGCGAAAAGGTAATAAGCATACCAAGCACATTTGCCACACTCAAACCTCTGGCATCAGACTCAGGAACTTTTGAAGGTATCAACGTGTATGGTGCACTTATAGACGAAGGCCACGTACACAAGGATAGCTCGGTTTACAATGGATTGAAAGCGGGAACCATCGCGCGCAATGAGCCGATAATTCTATATATCACCACAGCCGGATTCGATACTACCGGTCCATGCAAAAAAGAAAACGATCTGCTATTCGACTTACTCGATGGAAAGATTGACGATCCTTCCATGTTCGGAGTGTACTACGGCATAGACGAAGAAGATGATTGGAATGACGAAGCCGCTTGGATTAAAGCCAATCCATCTATTAGCCACTCGGTTACGCTCAATCGATTAAGGGAAGAGTACAACCAAGCAGTGAATGAAGGTGGCACGAAGATCACCAATTTCAAAACCAAGCACCTCAATATTTGGGTAGGAGCAGAGTCGGTTTGGATACCAGACGATCTTGTGAAAAACAATATGAGGTCACTCGATTACACCATGCTCAAACAACATGAGTGCTATGGTGGATTGGACCTTGCATCGGTGCGAGATCTCACAGCATTTACCCTTTTATGGATTATAGATGGCATCGAGCACAGCAAAACATGGTGCTGGGTTCCGGAAGAAAGGATCACTGAATTGAAATCCAACAACGACAGACATCCATGGATACAATGGGCAAGGGATGGAATCATTCTCACTACTCCGGGCAATGCTACAGATTATGCTTTTGTCCGCAAGTTCATCAGCGACAGAGCCTCTGAATTTCGGATCAAATCCATTGGCTACGATAGACATAACTTTTCGCAGCTTGGTCAAGAACTTACAGACGATGGCCATAGCCTTAATCCAATAGGACAAGGCTTTATAGGACTCTCCGAAGCTACCAAGGATCTCGAGCGGAAGTTATACCTGAATCGATGTGCCATCGACACAGACCCATGTATGCGTTGGCAATTTGGAAACGTGGTAATAGATACCGATGCAGCCGGAAACATAAAACCCACCAAGAAGAAATCCAACAATAAGATCGATGGAGTTGTATCGCTCATCATCGCCAAAGCCAATTACAATTTCGAAGCCTCCCAATCCAATACTACAATTCCAGAAGACTACTCAATAACCTCATTCTAATAATGGCCACTGAAACAATACTCACAGAACAGGAAGTAATGAAAATGATTAAACCAGGTGGATTCATTGCCGCATGGTTTAAACTACTGAAGCACTGCAAAAATTACACCGAAGCCTACGAATCTTGCGAAGACGCATATCAAAAAAGATTTGGGTACCGCAAGTACAAGAACTATGAAAGCTTCCGCCAGATAAAAACCTATCACCTAAAGAAGCAATGAAACTAGATCCGCACAACATAACGGTACCGGTTGAACATGTGATCCAAGCAGAGCAGAAGAAGACAAAGCTGCTAGATCAAAAAAAGTTTATACCGGGATTAAAAGTTTGGAAGTTCAAAATTGAAACAGGTGAGGTTACCAATGTTCCAATGGAATCCGTGGAACCGGTTATGCAAAGCATCAACCATAAGCAGCACGTATCCCTACATGCCAAGGTGCAGATGGAGGAAGGATACCTATATCTACAGGCACTCAATGAAGACAGTGCAGCCCGAAAGTTCTACCGATTGATTGGGGTAAACATTCCAACGATCTCACAACTACGCAAATCAAAACAACAGAAATAATTATGAGCACTACCAAACCCAAACTCGGGAACACCGACACATTTATCTTCCACAAGAAAAATGCACAAGACGAATACCGTTGGACCCGCAAGAGCCGCAACGGAAGAGTTGTTGGCGCAAGCACCGAAGGATATACCAAACGTCAGATGTGCATTGACAATGCAAAGCGCAACGGCTATGATCCACAGGTACACGGATCGCATCAGGAGTAATCATCAAAACAGAATATGAATCATAAAGAAAATGGAAATATTTAAAAGAGTTTTAGCTGCTATCGCTCTCGTGGTACTTGTGACTGCCTTTGGATCATTATTGAGCCATGAATACTTAGGTGATTGGCGAGTTTTACCAATGTACATTGGCGCACTATTGGTTTTAATAGGCTTCTGTTATGTAATTGGTGGTATTTATTGGTTAATCGAATACCTCAAAAAATGAAAAAACTGATCCGTGTTGCAGATGTTTACCCCGCTTTCAAAGAATACATGAAAGAGCAAATCACATTCAGTCGATTTGTTGAGATCATCAACGAGGCAGCAAATAAGAATCTAAACGAAATAAACGAATCGCATTATGAGTGATACCACCCAAGCCATGACCGAGATAGAAAAGATATTTGAGAAGTATAGCTATCCTTACGATAATGGGAGCAAAATGAATCTACATGATTTCACCCAAGCCCTAGCCGAAGTGTTTGAGCTAGTGAAGGTGACGGATGAGGAGATAGATGAACAGGATGTCACGTATCTGAATGAACCTTATTTTATAGAATCAGCCAAATGGTCACGCGACTTGCAACAGAACAAACTTGAAAAACTTTTGAAATGAAAGACCGTGTACTATTGATTGGAGGTGGCAACGAAGGTTTATCCGCTCTAGCTATTGCGCACATGAAGCAGCAGTATGGTGAAGATATTATAATCGTTACCCCCGAAGAAGCGAAGGAACAAGGGTTGAACATGAGCGACTTTGTTAATACGCCTTCAATGAAAATAACTGCACCGCCAATAATGGAGCAACCAATGATACTTGGAACACCACCATCGGGAAAAGAAAGGCGCAGAAAGAGGCGTGAAGAAGAACGTAAAGCAAACAAAAAAAGCAAATGACCATCTGGTATCAACATAAAACCGACTTCATTGAATCGTTGGCCGAAGAGCTAAGGTTAAACGGATTTGATGTGAAGATATCAGTCTGGGCTATTCACTTAAATTCACCTTTAGGTACATTCATTTTCAATCCTTCCTACCATGAAAAGTACATGAAAGAAGTTTGGAATTTCATAAGGTTATACGGTAGATTCATTGAACAATATGGAGAGGAGCAACTGAAGGAATACGAAAAAAAACAGCCAATTAAAAAGGTATCTTGGTATCGAAACATCGGCGGAGCAGAAATAGATTTACGCCCAATGCTCCTTTAACATAGCCGCCTTTTCAATCGCATCCAACCCAATGTATTCCACTGTTTGCTCCAACGACTTGTGACCCATCACACGTGATAGATATTCTAACTTAAACCCGGTTAGGTAGAGATTCTTTGCGAAGCTCCTACGAGCAGTGTGAGTGGTCACAAGTTTCCATTTAGGAAAAGTTTCTTCCACCCGCTTTCCACCTTTAGTTGTCCGCATCACAACATTATCAGTCAGTCCGGCAAGCAGCGCAACTTCCTTAAGCACTTCATTCATCCTGCCGTTACTCAATGGCACAGGATAACTTTGGCCGCGCGTTCGATATTTTTCAATAATACGTTGTACAATAGGATGCACAGCCACCGTCACAGCGTCCGATGTTTTCTGCTGCTCGATGTTTAAGACACCATCGACAATCACAGCCTTGTCCAATCTACGCACATCACTATACCGTAGCCCGGTAAAACAACTGATCATAAAAAGATCGCGGACCCGTTCGAGATAATTTTCCAATTCCAATGAATTCATTCTTTCGAGTTCCACCAAAGACAACGAAACATGATCCACTCTTTCCCTTCCGATGTACCACCGGGTACTGCGGAAAGCCGGATGAACTTGGTACCCACCCACCTCAGCTTCACGTAACCATGTCCGAATGATCGACATGTGCTTGGCTATGTAATTTATTCTGTACCCAAGCTCCACCAGGTACTTCGAAAACGCATGGTAAAAATCCATATCAGCCTCGTGCAGATAAACCTTCCTGCGGCTTTCATTTTCGAAGTCCATTACACGCACCCTGATTAACTCCTGTTTGGTGATAGTTTTCTCCTGTATAGTAACACCAGTGCGCTTGTTGGTCCTTCCCTTTAGACTGTCCAGATACTCTTGTGCAAACTCCACCAACCGCATCTTACTTACTTCAAACCCTAAGACAAAGTTTTTCACCTCATCCTTGCTAGGGTTACGCTTATGTTCCATCCGGGTAATGGTCATAATCTGGAGCACCTTGTCATTTATCTCATCCAATCGCTTGTTCACAATTGTGCCGGCACGCACATCACTTCGACATCGTTCCCGTTTCAGATCCCACCAAGCCGGATCAATATCAATACCAGTGGAAAATTCCACATCAAATTTATTATCACGCACCCGGCACATGATGGCGGAGTACTGTGATTGCCTCATTCTAAACCTAACCCTCATAAGTATTTCCCGATTTTAGCCCCCTTGTGTCCTGTCTTTAACCCCCCAAATTTAGAAAACATTGGTATAATGTGGTACAATTCAACACTAGGTAAAAACAAAAAACCCACGACTAGCGTGGGTTTCCTGTAAAAGAACTCGGTTATCTGCGGTCGAGACGGGAGAACGCGACAAAGATCATAACTAACTGAAAACAAGTATACTGAATACTACTATTTTAATCCAATCCTTCAAATCTTACCCCCCTTTAGGTAAAATTTTCAGGTCACGTCTACGCGACTTACATGCGGTTTGTAGCTGATAGTCACAGCATTAAGTACACCCCATGGGGGCTACCAAACATTCGCTTTTGTTTCTAACATACGCACTGTCCTCCAGTTGTTCTTAAGGCTCCATTGCATGGATTGATTGATAAAGTATGAGGAGTTGATGTATGGTCTGTGATAAAACCGTAGACCACTACCGAATCGCCCACTGTAATATTTTCGAACCGCGCCGAGTTCATTGGCTAGTTTTAATTGGAGTAGCTCCTGATGAGTCTTGGTTCCAGTGCTACCAACTTCTGCCCAGTCGTATGCTACCTGTCCACCGGACTTAAAGTATTGCGCACGGTTCTGTGGTCCTCCACCGGCCATCTCATAACTCATACAGGTCACTGTGTATTCCGTACTGCCATCGAACCGAGCGGCCACCTCTTCACTGAACTGTATCGTACCCTCATACTCCTGATCCACTATGGTTGCTGTTATCTCATCCCATACCACACCGGCATTAGCATTAGCCTGATTGGTTGGATTAAAGTATAACATATACAACCGTATCTGCATGGTAGGGTTGGACTGATCATCATAGGGTAGTGTACCTTCGAACGATACACTGAATGGTCTGTTGTATACCGTACCGCCCTCGCTCTGGCTAACAGTGTTTGGTTGTCGATATAAAAGATGATCCACTGACTCATGATCATCCTGTGTACCTGTGTCTGTGATAACCATCAATGTAGCTGCAGCACTTGATGCATTAAGCCAATGACCAGCAACCAACACGGCAATAGAGAAGTTCACAAGATATAACTGTGGATCGCTGACTGCGTTTCCCTTCAACGTAAATCGAACGCGCGGCGCATTAGTACCATCATAATCTAATGCAATAGGCACACACTTGAAATACTTCTTAGTAGATGTTGAGTGGGTGGTGCAAAGCAGAGCATAGGTATCCTGACCATAGGCATAGAATGAACCCTCATCATCAGCCACCACATTCTTGGCGCGCTTAACACCAACGGTTGCTATACTATCGGTAACCGCATCATCAATTGTTTCATAATATGCTTCCGCTGTATTAAGGTTTTGACCCCAGTACTCATCCTCATGTAGGTATGGCTCTAGCATTGGATTTTCTATCCATGCCTCTGTTGCATCCGGAATAACGAACGTGGTGCGCGGCATTAGTTCTGCAGTCCAATTATGAATATAGGATAGCACTACTTCACGCACACCGGATTCCCATGATAGCACTGGTGATCCACCCAGATAATAAAAAGTATCTACAGCAGGATTGGTACCGATTGTCGCAATGTAATCATTAGATACGCTGGTAAAAGATCCGGGAGTGCCTCTGTACTCAGTAGGATAACCACCGGACGGCGGCTGCCTCTCACAGGTCATTACATAACACTTTTGGTTATCGATGAAGGTGCGTAAGCGTAATGGCCTGAGACGTGAATAAAGAGCATCCCAAAACATTATATCACTGTCCTCTGCTCCCTGCACATATAATGCATTGCAGTCAATATAGATATCTTCCAATGGACAACCGCTTGTGCCATCCAGATACTGATGCATCCATATATACTGCGTCTGTGGTAACCTGAACTCACGGCACATGTGCCAGATGAACTCAGACATATTGAGCAAAGCATTCCAACGATTACCGGTCCTTGATTGCAGCTTTCGCTTTTTCATAAACGAAAACCCATCGACAGCCGTAACATTAATATAAAATGGCGGATCAATGTAATCCTCTTCGTATGACCCGAGATCAAAGAATCCTGTCCATATTGTTGTCAATCCCTCAACAAGTGTAACTGTGTACTCATCCCATGCCGCATCGAATATTTCTAGGAACATGTTGTTGGCTTCCGCTACAAATTGTAGATTCAATCGGGAAGCTATTATAGCATCAAACAAATCATTCTCATCTGAGGCAACGTGCTCATATATGATTGGATCAGGGCCCCCGCATATCTCGTTAATAGATCCTGAATAACCTTTCTTGTTAATGTTCAATGTGTATTCAACACCTGCCTGTGTTGCTGGTATCTTAATGCGATCGAACTGTAGTTGCCACTTAGTTCCGTACACACCGCTTCGAAGGACTTGAAAGGTAACAGACTTAATCATCCGCGTAAGTGTGGCATGTCTAACCTGTAGGGTATAGGTATCCTCTGGAAGAGCGGACACCGACCAAGTACCTGTCTTAGCATCTACGCCCGTAAACGTATCGGAAGTAGCCCAATCATCGATAGTGTATTCAAACTCCGAGATATCATCACCCTCAACTTTTACCGTGCCGGACGCTGCACCATTGTCCATTCCTAACGATGCATCCGTGATAGTGATGGGCTCCCATATAATTATGCGCTTTACTGAAAACCCAGCGGCCGGATCATTGTAATCATCTTCAAATGTTCCGTCCACGTACCAGGTTCTTTTGGCATCGAGATCTGTATTGACTTCAACGTAATCTATTGCAGGCATTATCTTCTTCCTCCATTTCTTTGGTTAGCGCGAACCGCGCGATCATTTGACAACATGATATCATTTCCTTTCAAAACACCGTACACCCGAATATCTTGTGCTCCATTTTGCCCGAAAAAACTCTTAGCCTTTTCAAGTGGTAGTACCAACTCCTTACCGCTTGGGTTATCACCGATCATGGCAAGTGTTGGACCGGTAGTGATACCACCTTCCGCTAATTTTGGAACCAAACTATCGAAGAGACCGCCTACAACCGGTACCGCTGTAGCTGCCAGCGCTATTCCCAATGGACCGAGTGTTGCGATGTTGTTGGCAATGTAACCCGCGATGGCCTGAGCAAGGAGAGCCTTGATAATTTCACCAACGGCAGAAACCATAATCTGCACACCATTTTCCGCAAAACCCTTAGTATCGGTTAGAGCCTGCGCAAATACCCCACCTATTGTGCTGCCAAGCTGGGTATAAGTATCTCGCAGCTTATTATTCTTATCAGTGAGCGCATCTGTATTTGTGTTTAAATCATCGAGCATTTGAGCTTGGGCACCACCACCGATAGCCAGACCTTCCGGTTCTTCACTCCCGAAACTTCCTTCTAATGGGGTAATTGCCCCTATTCCCGATTCACTATTTCGCTTTTCGTTAGCTGTGCGAACTTGATCATCCAACTTCAACAACTCATCCTTTAAAGCGGCGATTTTAGCGGATGCTGGACCAGCGCCCTCATCAATCAACTTTTTAATTGCACCGGTATAAGCGTCTTGCTTTTCTTTGATGACATCTACTGAATCTCCAAAAACACGATATTGAGTATCAATTTTTTTCAGTTCAGAAGCTAAGTCCTGCATTACAGTACTTGCTTTTGCAAAAGTTTCGGTATGAGTTACGACAGCAGGAGTTGATTCTACCACTGCCTGAGTGGTTGCTTGCACTTGCTGCATGTAAAACTCCTCTTGTTTCAAAAGGTCATTTAAAGGAACACTAAGAGCCGTAATGTCCTGCTGACGTTGTTCCGCATAACTCTCGCCGGCATTTTTGGTTTTTTCCATGTAGATAGCCAACCTCTCTTCATAGAATAGCCTTTCCTTAGCAATCTCATCCAATTTACCTTGCACAGCTCTTGCTTTGGCCTGTGCTTTTAATGACTCTATATATCGATTAGAAGCATCGGTTGCCTGTGACGTTTTTATCGTCTCTTCATTCAAATTTCCAAAATACTCAGGGGAAATTTTATTAAGCTCATTCAGTACTTTTTTACGATCTTCTTTTGTAGCCGTTTCTGCTTGTGCTACTTTTATGAGCGCAGATATTTTAGTAGCTTCACCCTGAACACTAGCTTCAATTTTTCGGGTAATTTCCGCAAAATCCTCCTGGGCAGATACCAATGCATCCGTATTGGATGTAGCTGTATATATCCCATAACCCAATGCCGCTACTGCGGTTACAATTAAACCAATTGGACCGGCCGCCGCCGCAAGAGCTGCTTTCATCGCGCTTAAGCCTGATATGAATGCTGGTACCACATTTGTAGCGAAGAAACCTATTCCGGTTATTAACGGACCAATAGCAGCCAATACAATTCCTATTCCTGCCACTGCCGTTTGAGCTGATGGCGATAAATTCTCAAACCATTCTGCAACCGACTGAAGACCCTCGGCCACCGAATTAAAAACACCTTCCAAATTGAATGCATTCGCAATGGTATCGCCAATTTTACCGAGACTAACCTTTGTTGCATCCCCAAGATTTTCCCATGCGTTACCGAGTCCTCCGGTTACTTGGGGCAACTTTAAAAGTTCACTACTTACCTTCTCTACAAATACCTCAGCACTTATTCCAAGCTTTTGAAGATCTTCCGGAACAGCCGTGCCGAAAGCATCTTGCATAACCTTTCGGATTTGCGGAACACGCTCTGCAAGCTGATTAATTTCCTCGGCAGATATTTTACCTTTGGACTTAATTTGTCCAAGCGCAAGTATAACACCGTCTAGCTCCGCCTTACCCTTACCAACCGTAGCCAAAGCATTACCGAAGCCTTTCAGTGCATTTTCAGCTTGCTCTGCGGAGAATCCAGCAGCCTGTAAGTTGACAGATCCTTGTACAGCTTCTTCCAACCCAAGACCGGGCAACTTGGCAACTTCCTTAAGTGATTGAAACTGTTTATCAGCAGCATCAGCACTTCCTGATACAGCCGTCAACCCTTTACGAAGTGATTCCATTTTCATGGAGCTTCCAACGGCGGCAGCACCCAATCCAAGTAATGGAAGTGTGACAGCGGTACTTAGAGATCCGCCAATATCTTGCATCTTTTTACCAACACGCCCCATCTCCCTTTCGGCACGTTGCACGTTGGTCATGAAGCCTTTAATATTGGCTGATATGATGAGCCCCAATTGGGTATTAGTTCCCGACATCTCCTAGTAGTTGTTTTTTTATTTCCGGGTTGATTTTCGCAGTTTTTAGATGCTCAATCATCCGTTGTCGCGCATCTTCAGGCGACACCGTTTTATTGTATGGATTCCAATCTTTAGGAGTTGGACCTTTCTTATTCTTTGGGATATGTGGTGCTAATATGGCTGAACAAACGTGGCCAACCTTAATCCACAGCATTTCATCTTTTACCCTACTTCTTTCAAACAATAGCTTGATTTGGTAAAGTGTATAATCCCAAACATGGTTGGGATCTATATCGAGATACACTACTGCATCCCGATAAAGATCATCCCAATCGTAGTCGGCATTATCTCCAGCAGCACCTACCGTGTCGCTGCTGGAGATTTTGCGTTTCCCGTTATGCTCTGCACAACTATTTGAGCAGCCTCTTGGTATTCCGGAAAGGTCAGTCCATCCATGAAACTTTCAACCTCTGCTTTGGCTACTTGCATTTTCCCACTCACACGCATAGCGTGGTATAGTACTCCTGGTATGCAAACGAGCGAATCATTAGTAAGCTTTTCCAATAGTTGGTTTTGAGTCAACTTTTCGGCTACACAATACTGTCTGAATGCTCCAGAGGTTATCTGAAATTCAATAGGCTCTTGCCCTTCCTTTAACGTTAAAGCTACTTTGGCTGTAGCCGCATCAATCAATTTAATCATATTACCGGGTATTTATGTTTTAAAAAATGTTAGGATACTGTGCCAAGTGAAATAGCACCTTTGAAGGTGAATGTCACATCATAAGTTGCTACACCATTGAGTGGTGCATTTTCATTCAAGCTGCTGATGAAAGCAGTTGCGCTCCACTTTTGGTCACCTGTAACTTGCGTAGACCATTCGATCACGCGCTCAGTTTTTGCAGAAAAATCAGTGCGCAAGTCTTCGATACCAAGAGTGGCGTCGAATTTCTGCAAACCGGATAAACTTATTTCACCTGATTGCTGACCGGGCAGGGAGCTTTGCGATCCGTCATTGTCCTTGCACGTTGCATCAATTGTCTCGTATGAGAGCGAAAGTGATGAGTCTGTAGTGCATCCGATCACGTTGCTACCCCACTTCGGGATGATCAGATTACCATTAAATGTTCCTGTAGTTGCCATTGTAAAGCCTCCTTTTTTTTTATTTATTGTTTGTATTGTGTGATTTGCTTGCCTTATCCGATCTCCACCATCTGCGTATGCGGGAGATTATTTCATCTTCATTTACTTGTGCTATTTTGAATATCATCTCCACCAACGTTACACTGAGCAGGCCGAGCACAAGACCCGCCATCATGTGAAACTTCATAGGTATCCATGCATACACCGACCAATAGAACGCTATGATGAACAAGGCAGATGCTGTTATCTGTGCGTAAGGGGGCGGCCACTGCCATTTGTACAGAATCCTTACGAGTATCCCAATCAGCAGATACCCGGTTTGTTTTAGGTAGAACAGCCAATCTGCTACCGTTACTATTTCCTGCGCCATACATTGCGTAAGTATTTTATTCCTAATTTTTTAAATAACCATAGGTGATGAAACCTTACTCCATGATATGTCAAAAAACTGCTTACCGCTGCAATAACCGCAAAAACGAGCTCACTCCAATTCCACGCCAATGGATCGCCAAGAAACTCATCATATACATTACCGAGCATCCACCATACAAGCATATTCAAAACCGAATTGAGAAGCTTATCATTTCTATCTACATATCGCTCGAATGCCCAAGTCAGAAAAAACAACGTAAGCGCCTGGCACTTGAACCAAACCTCTTCTGTGCTCCAATTCCACACATTGAATCCAACAAGACTTACAACGATCGCTGCACATAATATCACAAACGATGGCTTAAGATCCTTTCGGGTAACCTTTGGGAATAATATGTCGAATGATAATTTCACTTCTTTCTTCCTTTTGGACGATTACCTACTACTAAAGCGTAAGTG